TATCCAGACACAGGCACTGCATATAGGGGTTTACCCAAGTATTACGCTTTGTTTGGGCCGACTATCACTGGTAGCACGATTACCACTGAGTTGTCTTTTATTCTTGGCCCAACGCCAGATGCAGCTTACAACGTAGAGCTGCATTACTACTATTACCCACAGTCAATTACCACGGTATCTGGTGGTCAAACTTGGTTGGGCGATAACTTTGATACTGTTCTTTTGTATGGTTGCTTAGTGGAAGCGTACCAGTACATGAAAGGAGAAAATGACCTAATGGTCATGTACGACGCAAAATATAAAGAGGCACTTGCACTAGCCAAGCGTTTAGGCGATGGGCTTGAAAGAGGCGACGCATACCGCGATGGACAAACAAAAATTAAGGTTACAACGTGACACCAAAAACACGCAAAGAAGCATTAGCTGGTGGGTACAAAAGGTACTTTACTGGCGTTGCTTGCGTGCATGGGCATATTGCTGAACGTCGTGCGCTCACTGGTGAGTGCCTTGCTTGTAGAGCCGCGCATCTTGTTGAGTGGCGTAAAAGAAACCCTGTTAAAGTAAAACAACACAACGCTACGCAATACAAAAACCACACGCAAAAAATTAAAGAAGGTATAAAAAAATGGGGTAAAAACAACCCTGTAAAAATACTTGCACACACAAGAAACCAACAAACAAAAAGACTTATGCGCTCCCCAAAATGGCTTACTGCCGATGACCGCTGGATGATTGAGCAGGCTTATGAACTAGCGGTTTTACGCACAAAAATGTTTGGGTTTTCTTGGCATGTTGACCATATCCTTCCACTTCAAGGTAAAACAGTATCTGGTTTTCATGTGCCAACAAACCTGCAAGTAATTCCCGCCACAGATAATGTCCGCAAGGCTAATATGTTTGAGGTAGCAGTATGAGTTTCACAGGCAACTGGGCATGTAACACCTTTAAAACGGGCATGATGAATGGCACGTTCAACTTCACATCTGGTACGTTTTATATAGCCCTGTACACAAACTCTGCCACGCTGGATGCCAACACAACTGCGTACACGACAACAGGCGAGGTAACGGCCACTGGTTATACGGCTGGCGGACAGGTTTTGACCATCAATCAAGTGCCAACAATTGGTAACCAGTCTGGTAACGCTACGTCCTATATTTCATTTGCAAATATTTCTTGGACTAGCGCCCTTACTGCGCGTGGCGCTTTGATTTACAAAGCAGGTGATAACGGTGCAGTTTGCGTGCTGGACTTTGGTAATGACAAGACATCTACCACTACATTCACCGTACAATTCCCAGCCATAACTAACACTTCAGCCATCATAAGGATTTCATAATGGCGTTTGTAAACACAACTTATGGCGAAATGGACGAGTCCCTTCTGGAGAAGAAGGAAGGTTCATTTGAGGACGACAACGAACTAACTACTTGGGTTGAGTACTGGAAGGGCGAAGAACTTGTCCACCGTTCTGCCCACGTAACACTGAAGAAGATACCAGCCTTCGCGGGTGGCGAATTAACCAATTTTGTATAAGGATCCATCATGGCAAATACCGCATCCCTTTGCACGTCTTTCCTACAGGAAATGTTGACGGCAACCCATAACTTCGGTGTTGCTCCTATTCGCGCAGCCACAACAGCTGACACTTTCAAAGGTGCGCTGTACGTAACTACTGCTACTTACAACGCAGCCACAACAGCTTACTCGGCTACTGGTGAGGTATCTGGCACAAACTACACGGCTGGCGGCGTCACAGTGACTAACGCTACTGCACCTGCTTCTACAAACACATCTGCTACGGCTGGTACAGCGTACTGGACGCCTTCAGCCTCGCTTGTATATACAAACGTAACCCTGACCACAGCGTTTGATACCGTGTTGCTATACAACTCTACTCAGTCTAACAAGGCGGTGGGTGTATATACATTTGGCTCACAGACCATCACAGCTGGCACGTTTACCCTGACGATGCCTACAAACAGCACATCTGCGGCGTTAATTCGCGTAGCAACAACATAAGCGGAGGCGGCATAGAGCCGTAGACCATGTTTGGCGTATCCGCTTTTGCCCAGTCCCCGTTTGCAAGTTTAGGCTCGAACGACAAGTTCATGGCCCTCACGGGGCTGTCTGCGTCTGGATATGTTGGCACTTTATCTCGTGGTGACACGCAGATTGGTTTAACGGGACTTACGTCCTCGGCGTTTGTAGGCACGCTGACCGCTGTCCCTCAACTTGCTCTAACTGGCAGGTCAGCATCTGGATACGTAGGAACCCTTACACCTAGCATCACGGTAGCCCTGACGGGGTTGACTGCGAATGGGTTTGTTGGCACCCTGACTGTTAACAAGGCTTACCCGCTCCTAGGCGACGCGGCTATTGCATATGGGGGTCAGGTTGGGGTTAGCGTTACAGTTGCGCTGACAGGATTATCTGCTTCGGGTTTTAAAGGCACGTTATCACCAGAAAAGAGTATTGCCATATCTGGTAATGCAGCAACGGCGATTAACGGTTCTTTAGGTGTTGTTTTGTCCCCAGCGTTGTCTGGTCTTTTGGCTACGGCAACTGAAGGCGCAATGGCGGCTGTTTACTGGACGGTTGTCATAGACAGCCAAGAAGCAAACTGGCAAAATATAGCGGACGCGCAAACGGCTGGATGGGCGCTTATTGATGACGCTGAAACAGCAAATTGGCAAGTGATTGACACGGTATCGTAAGGAAAAAATATGGCGCTTGTACTAGCAGACAGAGTAAAGGAGACCACCACAACGACTGGTACGGGAACAGTGACTCTGCTTGGAGCATCAACCGGGTTTCAGTCTTTTGCTGTGATTGGGAATGGCAATACCACCTACTACACCATAGCTGGACAAGGCACTTCCGAGTGGGAAGTGGGAGTGGGTACATACACCTCATCAGGCACTACCCTAGCCCGCACAACGGTTTTAGCATCTAGTAATTCAGGTTCATTGGTTAACTTCTCGGCAGGAACAAAAGATGTATTTGTCACCTATCCTGCTGAAAAATCAGTAAACCAAGACGCAAGCGGAACTGTAAATATTCCCTCCCAGTTAACCCTTGTAAACACAGCATTAACATCAACCAATACAAGTAATTTAAACCTTGGGGGACCGTTAACATTTAGCGATACAGGCATTGTTTCTGATTTTGTAGCCACGCTTAATGGTTATTTACAAGCAGTCATCCAAAATAAATCAAACGGGTCTTCCGCCTCTTCTGAGTTTATTGCTTATAACGACTCTGGAACAGCCTCCACCAATTACGCTACCGTAGGTATCAACTCGTCTGGTTATACAGGTACAGGCTCAATCAATGCCGCTGGATACGGATATTTTCTTACTGGAAGCACAGACCTTGTTCTTGGAACGATAGGGAACAATGCTATTCACTTTGTTGTAAATAGCGGTGCTACGGATGCTTTAACCATAAGCACGGCTGGCGCAGTAACCACCCCAAACCAGTTAACAGGGGCAACTTTACGAGCATCTAACGGCATTGTGGTTAACAGTGCTACTGTATCTACAAGCTACACTATTGCTAGTGGTAACAACGGCATGTCTGTAGGACCAATAACAATAGCTAGTGGTCAAGCCGTAACTGTTTCTAGCGGTCAACGTTGGTTAGTTTTGTAAAGGATAGACATGGCATACGGAACGATTAACGCTGACTTAATGACCACATCGGATGGTGTGAGTTCGTCTGGTCTTTATGGTTTCAAGAACCGCATTATCAATGGTGCGATGGTCATAGACCAGCGTAATGCTGGGGCGAGTGTTACGATAACAACAGACGGCACATATTGTTTAGACCGCTGGGCTTGTAGTTCCGATGCCTCAAGCAAATACTCTGTGCAACAAAGTACGACCGTTCCAGCGGGTTACAAAAACTCTTTGGTGGTCACATCGTTGTCTGCTTATTCAGTCCCTTCTGGTCAAGTGTTTGGTATTAACCAATATATTGAAGGACTGAATGTTGCCGACCTTGGTTGGGGTGCTGCTGGCGCTTCAACTGTTACTTTATCATTTTGGGTGCGTAGTTCATTGACAGGCACTTTTGGTGGCGTATTACGCAATAGCGCAGGAAACCGTTGCTACCCATTTACTTATACCATTAGTGCGGCAGACACTTGGGAACAAAAGTCAATTACCGTTGCTGGAGACACTACGGGAACTTGGTTGACTACAAACGGCACTGGTATTCGCATTATTTGGGGGCTTGGTGTTGGCTCTACTTACTCAGGTACTGCTGGCTCTTGGTCATCTTCAAACTACTACGGCGCAACAGGTGCAACATCTGTCGTTGGCACATCAGGCGCAACCTTCTACATCACAGGCGTTCAACTAGAAAAAGGCTCAACAGCAACGAGCTTTGACTACCGCCCGTATGGTACTGAGTTGGCGATGTGTCAGAGGTATCTTCCGATAATAAATGGAAGTAGCGCTAATTCTTATGTTGGTTTAGGTCAAGCTGCTGCCAGTACATCTATCATTAACTATATTTATAAAACCACTCCGAGAGTCCCACCGACTGGAATTGTTGTTTCATCCCCGTCGCATTTCAGTGCTTACAACGGCGTTGCAACAACAGGTTTTACAGCTATATCGTTCGGTCAGGCATCTCTTGATATGTGTACACTATCATGTACGAACATTACTAGCCTTACTGCTGGTACGTCTGCTGGTATGTACTTCACAAGCCCATCGGCGCAGATTCAATTTACAGGTTGTGAACTATGAGCGATTCTATTTGGAAGTTAATTCCTCTTGGCCCAATGCAAACAGTACAAGTTGTGTGGCGCGAATGGCCTGATGGTAGGCAAGAGTCATGCCTTGTGACCGCTGAAGCCTATCTTGCTTGGGTGGCTGAAGGCAACACGCCATTGCCAGCAGACGAAGGAACACAATAATGGCGGCACTAATCCCATCAGCAAGCGCAACAGGGTCAGGAACAATGACCTTGGCTGGCCCAAGCACAAACTCTAATCAGACTGTAAATATTCCAGACGCTACTGGAACAATGATGGTTAGTGGCAATATGCCAGCGTTTAGTGCTTATGCTAGTGGAACAACAAGCATTTCTAATAGCACTTGGACAAAAATTAGTTTACCAACTGAAGAATTTGACACTAATAGTAATTTTGCTTCTAACAGATTTACTCCTACTGTATCTGGTTATTATCAAATAAATGGTTCTGTATACATGACAGGAAATGCTGGTTTGTCGCAAGCAAGCGTATCAATATATAAAAATGGCACAAGTTATAAATATGCTGCTGCAAGCGGAACTTTAGCTGCTTTACCTTTTAATGCACCAGCAGTATGTGTATCTTCTATTGTTTATTTTAATGGCTCAACAGATTATGTTGAGTTGTATTGCAATGTATACGATAGTGGTGCTGGTCCAATATATGTTGGTGGTATTGCAAACACTTGGTTCAATGGTTGTTTAATAAGGGCTGCATAAAATGACACTTAATCAAAAAATTATGTCTTTATATCCTAGTCTGACACCACAAGATTTTGTAACTGTAATCACACTACAAAACGATTCTGACGGCAAAGGCGATTACATAGCCAAGTGGGAGCACCCAACCCTTGCAGAGCCAACAAAGGAGCAGTTAGATGCTGTTTAACGACACACAAGCCGAAACAATCAACGCACTAACCGCCCGAATTGTGGCTTTGGAAGGGAAGTAATATGACTTTTGTCGTGGACGGCACAAATGGCCTAACATTTAACAATAGCACCACACAAGCAAGTGCTGGTGTTGTGTTGCAAGTGGTTAATGGTACTTATTCAACATCGGCAAGCACAGGTAGTGGCACATTTGTTGATAGCGGATTAACTGCAAACATTACACCTAAATTTTCTACAAGTAAAATTCTTGTTTTAGTTAGTCAAACAGGTTTATATAAAACAGCGGCTAATGTTGCTAATGGAGTAAATTTAAGGCTTGTAAGAAATTCTACTGCCATTGATTCTTTTGGTCTTGCTATTGGTTACACAGGAACTGCAATAGAAAACATTACTACGGCTTCTACTTCTTACCTTGATTCACCAGCAACTACTTCTTCTGTAACATACAAAACACAATTTGCAAGTTATAGCAACACAAATGCGGCTTATGTTCAAGCAAATAATGACACTTCTACAATTACATTATTGGAGATTGCGGCATGAATAAACATCAAGCAATTTACGCTACTTATCCATCTGTCGTTACTATCCGTGGTGATGATGCTTTTGACGCTGATGGCAACCCCGTTACCTATGACGAAACAGCAGTTCAAGCCTACATTGACGCTCATGCCTACATAGCCAAACGCCAAGCGGAATATCCCCCGTTTACTGACTATTTGGATGGCATAGCCAAAGGTGACCAAGCACAGATTAACAAATACATAGCCGACTGCCAAGCGGTTAAAGCTAAATACCCAAAAGGATAAACAATGTCAAGTACATACTCAACCAACCTAGCCATTGAACTGATTGGTTCGGGCGAACAGGCGGGTAACTGGGGTTCAACTACGAACACCAACCTCGGCACTCTCATTGAGCAAGCCATCTCTGGCTACCAGACTCAAGCNGTCTCTACTGGCACAGATACCACNCTTGCCATGACTAACGGGGCGTCGGCTACCGCTAGGAATATGTTCTTGGANTTAACTGGAACGGGCGGAGCAAGCACTAACTTAATCGTGCCANCCAACAAGAAGTTGTACTTCATNTACAACAATACCTCTAGCGGNCAAGTCACGGTCAAAGTCTCAGGTCAAACTGGCGTGTCAGTGCCTAACTTGGGTAAAGTGCTGTTGGTCTGTAACGGTACGGATGTAGTCAATGCCACTAACTATATGGCTACCTTGACCCTAGGCTCTGCGCTGCCTGTCACATCTGGAGGCACGGGCGGTACTACTTCTACAGGTTCGGGTGCGGTTGTTCTGGCTACCAGCCCTACATTGACAACCCCTGCTCTGGGAACACCTTCTGCCCTAGTAGCAACAAACGCAACGGGTACGGCTGTTAACTTATCTGTCGGTAGCCTGACTACAAGCGCAACCCCATCGACTGCTTGGACGGTTACCCAGTCTAGTACTAAGTTAATTTTTGCCTATGGTGGCACAACGGTTTTTTCGATTGACTCAAGTGGCAACATCATTGCCAAGGCTAACGTCACTGCTTACGGAACACCATGACGCTCCCAGCATCCGGTCCAATCTCTATGAGTCAGGTCAACACTGAGTTGTTGATCTCTCCAAGCACGACCACCATTACCATGAACGATTCTGGTGTGCGTTTCCTCACAGGAACGACTGCCGGTACAACCGACTCCATGCAGCAGTTGCTTGGTAAGTCCTATGTGATTGCGGCTAATAGCGGGGTATTGACGGGAAGTGGAAGCTATACATTACCGCAGACATCTGGCACTACGATCAAGATTCTGGTCATAGGCGGTGGAGCAGGTGGAGGTGGCGGCTCTGGTCGTACATCTTACTCAGGCTACTTTACTGGTGGCGGGGGCGGGGGTTCTGGTGGCAATGCGCTATACACCCTAACTGTTACGCCCGGAACTTCTAATACCATTTCCTATTCATGCGGTGGTGGCGGCGGTGGCGGTAACTTTAGGGATGGTATTTATTCTGGTGGCAGCAATGGAAGTTCTGGTGGCACAAGCACCGTCACGTTTGGCGGAACAATAGCGCAGGCTACTGGAGGTGGTGGTGGACTGGTTTCCCCTAATGCATCTGGCGGTTCTGGCGGTAGCGCTTCGGTAGGTACGCAACAAATAGCTCCAACATCTGGCGGTACAGCAGCAGACTCTGCCACAACAGGCGGTACAGGAGCCCAAGGATATGCAATCAACACAACTGTTGGTTTATCTATAGGAAGCATTCTTACCTACGGCAGTTCTGGTAACGGCGGTGGCGCTCAAAATTCTGGGCAATATTCCTCATCAGGGACTGTTTACGGCGCTGGTGGTGGCGGTGGCGGATGCTCTCAGTCCGACGTTTACAACTACAACAACATCTTCTCATCTGCTGGCACTCAAGGCGCAGTCTTCATTTGGTGGGGTTACTAAAGTGTGGATCCTTTCACTCTTCTCATGGCGGCCCAAACCGCCGTTGGCTTTATCAAGCAGGGGTGCGCTCTCCTGCATGAAGGGCGTATGGAGTTGGAAGGGGCTAAGAAGACAGCCGAGCAGGTCATTGGCGATGTCAAAGCAATCAAGGGTATCTTTGATTGGTTCATTGGTCTATTCGTTAGTAAACCAGCCAAGTCAGCAGAAGCGCCCAAGCCTGTGGCAAAAGCGAAAGCCAAAGCCACAACCAAACAGCAACAGTCTTACGAAGAACTTGAACTCAAACTCATCAAAGAGATTGGTGACAACATTGGCGTCCTCTTTGACACGCAACAGCAGATTACAAACTTCTACCTTGAACTAGAGGAGACATCAAAGACCAACTACGACCCCACACAAAACACCAGCAAAAAAGCCATTGAGCGTGCGCTGATTGAATTGCAGTTGGAGAAGTTAATGGAACAGACAAGGGAAGCGATGGTTTATGCGCCAGCAGAGTTGAAGGATTTGTACAGCCGATTCCTAAAGATGCACGCCAAGATAGAACAAGAACAAGCGTGGGCAAGGTCGGAACTGATACGCAGAAACAGGTTAGCAAGGTGGAAGCAAGAGCAAGACGAGATTCGGACTATTGAAACAATAAGTGGGGTGATTGCCGTGATGTTTATATCTCTATTCTTTGGGTGGCTAATGTGGCAACTACGCGCCTTGTCTGGTGGATATTGATAGGGGTAGCGATATGTATTGTTGTAGGAGTTACTTCAATGGCATACGTAGAAACCCTATATATGAAAGCACAGCTCAAGCAGGAAATCAAAGAGTTGCGCAAACTTAAACGTGAATTAAAGGAAAAATAATGCTTACTTTACTATCAACATTGCTGTCCTTCCTTATGGGGGGCTTGCCCAAACTGCTGGAGTTCTTCCAAGACAGGGCGGATAAGAAGCACGAACTTGCCTTAGCGCAAATGCAGACCGAGCGTGAGCTGACTTTGAAAAAAGCGGGGCTGGAAGCCCAAGAGCGTATTGAGCACATCCAGACCGAACAGGTGCAGATTGCTGCCGACGTTACCAACGCGCAGACTGCCTTGCAAGAACGCCAAGCCTTATATGCCCACGACATAGAGATCAGCAAAGGTGCTTCCCAGTGGGTTGTTAATGCCCGCGCTATGGTGCGCCCTGCCCTAACTTATGGCATGTTTATGTTGTTGGTCTTTGTGGATGTGGCTGGATTTTTATACGCATGGCACAGCGCAACGCCATTTGGCGAGTGCTTAGACCAACTCTGGGACAACGACACCCAGTTAATTTGGGCTTCTATTGTGGCTTTTTGGTTTGGCTCACAGGCTTTTGAGAAGAAATGAACATCAGCCAGCGTTGCATCGAGGACATTAAGTACCATGAGGGGGTGAGGCAAAAGCCTTATCGGGACTCGGTCTACTTGTGGACGGTAGGCGTTGGGCACTTGATGTATGACTCACAGGCTAGATTGCCAGTAGACCAGAGGGCGGCTATTCAGTTGCGCCCAGAAGATAACCGTGTGTACCCGATGGAGGAAGTCGATGCAATTCTTAGAGCAGATTTGGCTCGTTTTGAGCGGGGTGTTTCAACTCTATGCCCAGTTAGTCTTACCCAAGGCAACTTCGATGGTCTTGTTTCTTTTGCTTTTAATGTTGGTCTGGGAACACTACAGCGTTCAACCCTCCGTCAGAAGGTTCTTCGCGGCGATATTGAAGGTGCGGCAGACGAGTTCTTGAAATACACTAAGGCAGGCGGAAAAGTGTTAAAAGGGTTAGTGACGCGACGCAACGACGAGCGTGCCCTTTTCTTGTCATAGGAACAGAAATGCCATTACAAAAACTACAGTTTAGACCCGG